GTTAACGAATTCGGATTAGAAGATAATAAAGTATTTAGAGACGAGAGAGGTGTAAACATGACAGATATTAAGCCCAGACTTATATGTAATCCTAGTCAGACAGTTAAATGGATATGTGGTTTAGCTAATCACACTATGACGTAGAGCGTTAAAAGCCCACATAGCCCATTGTATGGTATAGCAACGAGCGGATTATCACCAGAAGAAATCAAAAAGGACATAGAGAAAGCGTTTAAAGGACTTAATTAAGGTAGAATGTTTAGCTGGGATAGTAGCAAGCATGACGCTCATTAATCAGCAGCACTAATAAAAGGAGTTGATAATCCTATTTTAGAGACCGTACTACCTATAATACTGAGGAGGTAAGGACTTAGTTAATTCTAAATAAATTTAGCACTCGACTATGTATTAGAAACAACAATAAAAGCAAAAGTATTCTCTACTGCATCAATAAATAAGAAAGATTGGAGGAAGAAAGAGAACGAACTCTTCTGGGTATAATGGGATGGTAAAGTACCTTCTGGTGATCCTTTCAAAACAACTCACGGAAATAATAGCAGATGCATAGCTGTCGCACGAAGAATGGTAAAAGAAATGGGATTAGTACTGTACGATGGTAAGGTGGCCAAATGGGATTGTTTTTTAAAACAAGGAGGGGATGATTCGTTATTCGGAATATCAGAGATGTATGTAGAAAGATTCTTAAAAGAGTTCCAGAGACACTACTGTACACAGGAAAACTAAATGAATGGATGTGGATTCTACATGAGAAAATTCAATGATCTAGGAAATAAGATTGACTACCTATCTAAGACAGGCTACGTAGATGAATTTGGAGCATTTATGATAAGGATACCTCTGAAGACAGTTCTAACATGTGCTTATACCAAATCAAAGACCGCAATAAGTTCAATTAATTATTGCGTAATGTCATAATTACAGTCATGGGGTGGTACAATAGGTCATGTACTAAAGATAATAGCAGACAGGGTATATACTCAGTGCATAGAGAAAACAGACTTATAGTTATTAAATAAGTACGCACTGGACGATCAAAAGAACCTTGAATGGAGCGATACGAATGTATTATTAATTAACTAAAACCATGAAATACAAACCCGAGTGCTGTCTATAACCCAAGGATTAAAAGATGTATAAGATCTTTGTTATGAATTAGAACAAGAGGAAGAAACATACTAACACGTAAAAGTAAAGGGTAGGACAGCAATAAAAAAGCCAGTAAAAATGAATAATATTAAAGTAGATCAAAATATAGATAGAACCGATATAAAGTAATTAGTTCAGCAACTAATAAATGAAGGCGCCGTGTAAGCATATGTACCCACAAAAAGAGTGATAGATAGGAACGGCAATAGAGATGTAGCAGGTAATGCTAAGTTAATGAAGAAATTGATATTAGAACAGAGAAAGACGCAGGACTATATCAAGGAGAGAAAGTAGAGTTAAAAAGATGTATGGGGACTAGGTATATAGCAGGAGATATAAAAATATGAAGCAGGAGATAAGTTAACACTAGAAGAATTGTAAAAATTCAGAGACTTCTTGAAAGGACCATCACTATCAACTAGTGAGGCAAGATAAGCTGGATATCCCATAGATTTCTAATAAAAGTAACAATACAGAGATGAACGTAATAAAGAATTGAATGAAGAAGTTTACAATAAGACAGGAATGTCTCCGTCTGGCGCTAATCTTGATGCACTAATGAGCGGTATGATAAAAAATGGATTAATGATAAGCAAAATTAGTCACTCAAAGCTCAAGATGTTGATAGCTATGGATGATTGGGGTACTGTTGCAAAATACGCAGCACCAGCAATAATGAAATTTGGTGAGGAGGCAATAGAGAAACTGTGGAACAGATACAAACCTTCAATAATGAAATTCCTAGGACATGACATAGGACTAGACGAGGACGATTACAGAAAAGACCCTGTCAGGCAACCGTCAATAATATCTGAGAACTCATAGGTCAGATTTAGAGAAGGATAAGTATCGAACTTAAAAGATAGTTACTCACCTACAGCAGTCAATCTAGGAACTACAGCAACATTTGTATGTCCAGAGAAATTTTCTTATAGAAGAGCTTCGATATTTCCTGTCAAAACAGCACTAATAAGTTCAACTTATGAGTTAACAGCAGAATTGGATGCATATGGTAACGCC